CAATATATGTCTAACGTGAATCATTTTTGCATATAAATTCTGCTCATTATAAAGTAATCCATGTTTACCCAATAACGTTACATGGTTCTTATCTATTCCACCTTCCCATGCTAAAACAGGTTTATTGTGATATAAAAAATCACAAATTGCTAACCCGAAAGATTCACCATGACTTCTACCATGAATCATCGCATCGCAAGCATTAACAAAGTTAGAAGTTTCTTGTGCGCCGAAAAACGATGGCAAGTAAATAATACTTGGGTGGTCTAAAAACTTCTTCGTATTCACCATTAGAAATACAACGTCATCTCTGGTAGTTACAATATTCTCAATTGTTTTGTGTACGAATGGAAGATCAAAAGTTGTCATTCCACCATGACGACCAAATACAAACTTAGTTCTTGGTATTCCAAGTTTCTTTCTTACATCCAGATTTGGTGGCGGCAGACTAACAATATGCGGAACATATTGTAATAATCCATCAGAGCAATGATTACTCAACCATTCTGAAACATAAGCATAAACATCACCATGTGGCTCATATGCTTGAAACACTACATGGTTTGCTGTCTTTGTGCTTTTTATTTCTGGTTTTTCTTTTTTACCAGCTTTCAAAAAGTAAAACAGATCATATTGTGCAGCGATGCTTTCCATTGGTCCAAAGTTATCATCTGGACCAGCATCATAACCAATAACATTAAATCTTTTTGAGAGTTTGTTTATGACATTTTGATCAGACAGAATATCTAACTTTCCTGGATCTCTTAATCCAGAATTAAAAATGATTGTGCTTTCATTACCGAGAATAGTTTGATTGTATTCTGCATAATCCACGATAGCATTTGTCGTGCCTCTAAGATTAAGTTGATGGCTGTAAAATAATACTTTTTTCATTTAATAAACACTTCTTCAAATTTGTTCATAACATTCTTAGGTGTAAATGGCTCGACAATATGCTTAAAATCTTTTCCTTCCATATACTCTTTAAGATGCAACATATTGTTTAAAACGGTATCTTCAGTATATAACAATCCAGATGATCCTAAAAGGATCACATGATTTCGGTCAAATCCACCTGCCCATGCTAATACTGGTTTATTGAAAAACAGAAACTCGCAAATAGCACCACCAAAAGATTCACCTAAATTGCGTCCATGAATCATGGCATCACAAGCATTTACAAAATTAGATTTTTCTTGATTGCCAAAAAATGGGTCTAAGTAAATTATATTTGGATGCTCAACAACTTTTTGCGTATTCGCAAATAGAAACACTATGTCGTTTCTAGTCTCTGCAATATATTTTATAGCAGACCAAGTAAACCCTTTGTCAAAAGTATATTGTCCGCCATGACGGCCATAGACAAACTTATCTTTTGGAATGCCTAATTCTTTTCGCAAATCTTTATTTGGTGGAGGCAGATCAACAACATATGGAACAAAAGGAATATCTATATTATGTGAATATTTGTTATTAATTGATAGCCACTCAGATATGTAAGCATATCGATCGCCATGTGGATCGCAGTATTGAAACACTGCATGATTGGCTGTTTTAGTTGATGTGATCTCAGGGTTTTCTCTTAACCCTGCTTTTTGAAAATAAAACAAATCATACTTAGAAGCAATATCATTTAACTTGTCAAAGTTCTTTTCTGGACCAGCTTCATAAGCAATAACATTAAATCTTTTTTTGATACTTTCAACAACATCATCATTAGAAAGAATATCTAATCCCTCATCATTGAAAGATGCGTTGTATACAATCGTGCTCTCATTACCAAGTATTGATTGATTATATTCAGCATAATCCACTAAAGAGTTAGTGGTTCCACGATAATTAAGTTGGTGCGCGTAGAAGAGAATCTTTTTCATATTTTGTCACAGCAATAGCGCGAGACTTTAATAAATCAACACCAGCTGTTGATCTATAGTCTTGCAAATAATAAACATCAGATATACCACTCTGTAGAATTATTTTCGCACATTCTATACAGGGAGAGTGAGTTAGAAACATTGTTGCTTCTTTACATGAATCACCATGATATGCAATTTTAGCAATGGCGTTCATTTCGGCATGGATTACTTCTGGCTTAGTTTTAAGCTCGCCAGTTTTAACTAACTTAGATCCAACACCGTATTCGGTTTGAAATTCAGTTACTTCAAATTCACAACAGTTATCAAAGCCAGCAGGTGTGCCGTTGTATCCGTAAGAAAGGATGCGGTGATCCTTAACAATCACCGCACCCACTTTTAGCCTTTTGGCATGAGAGAGTTCTGCAACTCTCTTTGCTACATCAAAGTAAAATAATATAAACTTTTCTTTCACAAATTACTTCTTAGAAGCCTTTGGTACAGTGATTTCCACTTTGTGTGGTTTTTGTTCTTCAGGAATAACATTTTCTAATGAGATAGAAAGAATGCCATCTGCTAGAACTGCGTCGCGAACAACCACAGTGTCAGCTAGAACAAAGCTGCGAGTGAATGAACGACCAGCAATACCTTTTACAAGATATGTGCGTTCATCTTTCTCTGCTTTCTTACCCTCAATTTTTAGAGAGTTCTTTGCTGCTGTGATTTCGATTTCTTCCATTTTATAACCAGCGACTGCTAATTCGATGTTGTATTTGAAATCTTCAACACGAACTACGTTTACTGGTGGGAAGGTGTTGGTGTGGTTGCCCACTGCATCGGCTACGTGGTCGAGAACTTCGAACACGCGATCGAAACCAACAGTTGATGGAGCTAAACGATTTACATCGAATGAGTTCCAAATCTTAGCGACATCTGGGTGTAAATTTAAATGTGTCATAATTGACTCCTTTTTAAGCAAGTTAATAAAACGTAAGCCTCTTTTGAGCACTTACGAATATTATATATTAAACTTTTGTAAAGGTCAATCTATTTTTTTAGTATATGAAACGACGGCTTCCAGTAGATTTGTAATTCTATAGAGTTCTTTATCAGTGCCGCTCAGAATAGAAGGAACTATTGCTTGTAATTGTCCAGCAGCTTGTTGCGCTGTGATTTCTTTGTTTCGAGCCTGTTCTATTACAACTTTGAAGAAGGGATAAAACTTTTTCAAATAACTATCTTTCTCAATGTCTATCAAAAGATAGTCGAGCCATGGGAGCCGTACAGCCATAAAATATTAAACTTCTTTTTTCTTCTTACCAATATTGTACTTAGCAATTAATTGCCACTCATGTTTATCCTTGAAAGCGATAATCTTAATTTGTGACAATGGTGCACGTGGTTCTTTGATAGAATCTGGGTTTACAACTTTAATTAAACCCCATTCTTCCAATAGATTAATAATTGCATTGCGACGAGCCACATCATTTTCAACAATGCTTGATGGCTTGCCGTCTAGTGCAAATAGTTCTTTAAAGTGCACAATGTAATACTTGCCTTGCTTGTGTAGAATGTGGCAAGACTGATAAAGAACGTTTTCTTTCTTTGCTGCAACGCCGATGCGAGTAAGAGTTTCGCGGACTTTTAGGAAGTCATCTTTTTCGGCAAGAGTAACCTCAATTAAATTATCAACGCTCATGTCATTCACCTATATCTGTTTTTTTTCTTATAATTTCAATTTGTTTATCAGTTAATAGTTTAAGTGCTTCTCTTGCATGTCTAGTAGAATAGCCAAAAAATAACTTAACTGCTTCCAAATCATTCGTATCAGAGGCTTTGTGCCATTTAGTAAATGGTCTTTTCTTTCCTCTAACACTATTTATAAGATAGTCGTATTGTGCTTTCTTGTGCAAATGGTATGCTCTATTCATCTCATTCGCATACATTATAGTATCTGGATGATGAGATAGAGCTTTATTTACAACAAAAGGTTGATAATCTTTAGCCGAGTCATCGTCCGTAATCGCTAAAACTTTAGTCTGAAGAATGCTCGGGATTATTTCTTTAAATAAATCAGGCATTGACTTCACACTCAATCATAAATTCAGTTAAGAAAGCCAAAAGATTGATTTCCTGATCTGCACAGAATGCGGCTTGGTATTGATACTTGGCCAGTAGAATTACAGCAGCTGGGATAGAATCTTTCTTCAAGACTTCGTATAGATTATCATAGATCTCACGATAGATTAGATTAACGTCATTATCAGAGTTGTTAGAAACCCACTTACGAACTTCGTTAAAATTCTTATCTTTAATCCAACCAAGCAAATCTTTAATCTTAAGATTAGCGTCAGCTGAAAGAATACCAACATCAATCTTTCCAAAAGAAGAATAACGCTGAAGTTCATTCAAGACTCGGCGATAATCTGGGAAGTGTTTGGTTATAACCTCAGCCAAAACTTTAGGATCGAACTCAACTTTTTCATTTTTAAGAACTGTAT